GTGCATGAATAAGTCCACGGGAATTCATCCCGAGGACCTCAAGCATATTGGGGGAGGTTGACATTGGAGTGCTCAAAGAAAGCGGGCATTCTAGCAGATTTAGTTGCGGATAATTCTGGGGCTTTGCCCTCATACATTAGCCGATCACTAGAATCCAGCCAAAATTTTTTGTCCAAATATTTGTCGGTAGTATTAATACCTAGTGGTTGCATTACCCAGTTGATGGTGGCTTTACGAAGCTTGTCCAGGGATGGGCTGATGTTGTAACCCAGCTCGGTGTGTGCCAGTGAGTTAACCGCCACATGAATTTGCTCGTCCCGAGATATATCGGCGCTCACGGTCCTCATCCCAGCGTCACCATTAAAGCGGAAGAATGGTAGAAGAACGAAGAAAATCGCACGCTCAGCAACCATGGCTTTTGTGATCGTGTGATCTGGATGTGCCTCCCAAGCGGTCCTAAGCCGGAGCGCTTCCTTCTCAGCTTGCGGATCAACACCGTAAGCATTGGCGATGTAACCAAGTGCGATGTCATGGTTTTCTTCATCTTTAACGTTGGATTCCAATACTTCACGGGCCAACGTTGGTACTTCACTATTGAGGGCATGAGTAATAAAATCTCCCACAGGCAGTTCCATATGTCGCAATGCAAGAGCACGGTAGATTGCCTCTTCCGCGCCCGCTTTGCATGTACCAGCAGTTGTCTGTACTGGTGTCCATTTGCGCTTTCGCGCTAGTAGTTTTTGATAAGGGTTCATTCTGCACAATCACATTGAGGTTCAGGAGTGTCCTCATCGTAAAAGAGCGATTCAAGATACTTGTCAACGTCTTCGTCATCCAAAGCGGCATATGCACTTGACTTATCTTGAACGTCTCCCATTACTTGAAGACTATAATAAAGAGAAGTCTGGGGCGATTCAAGCCACTCTTGGATAAATGCTTCATCATACGTGACCACATCAGACCACGAATTGAAGCTGTAACCATGTAGAAGTCCAGTCTTATTAAGTAGAGTCATGATGCCATCGGCAACACGTTTGTAGGCTTCCCAACCCACCTTAGAGGCGATCTCTACGTCGCCATAGTTGTACGTCTGTACTCCGAAAGTACCGCTGTCGCGATCGACTGTCTGCGAGATAGGCGGAGCGATTTCTGGTGTGCAAGTATAGCCATCCAGATCTGTGCTTCGATAACTGCAGGAGGCAGTGGGCGCAATAGCAAAGGCTCGAACCAT